TTATTTATGGGAGGGAGTGGTTCACTCCCTCCCTTTAATACGGGACTTTTAAACTTTTTCTTGCCAGTAGTGATATGCCAAGCCAACCTTGAAAGATAATACATTACCGCCGCTTGCATCTGTTCCTGGAGTATATGCAAGTGCTCCGAGGTTTCTAATACTAACACCTACTAATTGAAACTGATTGACCTTTTCAAAATTATTATCTAATTGCACCAAATCAATTGTAGAAGATGCTATCGGTGTTAAGTAATTTCCAGTACTATCTTTATCGTCGAAAGTATCCCTACTCCATTGTTGGAATTTTTTATAAAGCGCAGAGTTAGCGGCTGCATAAAATTCTATTTCATAATTTTCAGAACCTGGATATGATACCATTCCTGGCAAATTAAAGGTCAGTCCCATGTATTTTACTGGAACATTTCCAATATCCCTTCCTGGTAACGACATCGATTTAGCATAAACCAAATCATCTTCATCATATTTTGTGGTTGTACCACCTGGGCTAATGCTTAATATTCTAAATTGTACATCTCTTGTAAAATCTCTTAAAGATGATACTCTGTAGAAGTCTTGTATTGTTTGTTTTGTTGCTGCCATAATGTATTATAATTGGTTAATTGTTATTTTCCGATTAATTCATCGAAGTTTGTTCCAGTTCTTGTTGCATAGAAGTTCACCAAAATAAATTCGGCTGTTCTTACTGGTTGAATATAGATATCAATCTTCAATTCGTTGTTATCAATGACATCAGGTGTATTGTTTCTTTCGTCACATACGATTCTGTAGTCATAAAGACCTTCAGTGTTTTTAGCATTTTCAAATATTGGTGCCAATATGTTGATAACTTGAGTTCTTGTGAACAATGTGTTTGGTTCAAATACGAAGAACTTGGCCGTATTCTTTGTTGCTTTTTCTAAATTAAGGAACAAACGACGAACATTGATGCGATCGAATGCTGATGGTTTTTTGAGCAATGTCTTCTGTCCAAATACAACGAAACCTTCATTTGGGAAAAATGCTATAGGATTCATTGATATCTTATACAATTGATCACGTTGTTTTTGTTTAGGATAAAGTGCTAAATCATTTACACCAGCCACAATTCCACGAGTGAATCCAGCTGGAGCATACCATGGTTGGAAATTGGCATCAGTATTTGCCATAATTCCAGCAGCTAATCCAGAGAAAGGAATCCACATTTGACGACTTGAGGATGAATCGTAAACTTGTACCCAATTTGAATATGTTGTAGCGTATGAACAATTAATTTTACCAAATTGATGGCGTAATGGCCAATACATATGCTGTGAAAAATTCGTAGCACTATAATTGGCGGCTAAAGGATCTGGATCTACTCCAGCATTAGGTGACCATATTTTTTTAGTATTTAATACCTTGCTGTTATCTCCCTGTATGAATATATTGCGAATAGGATCAAGGATAACTAAGAAATCTTTTCTTTGTTTCTCAGCGGCAAGTATGAATACGTTAGCTACAGCCAAATAATTGGATATAATTCTGTTCGCCTCATCATTAAGACCTTCAAAATTGGTGATAAAACATGCTGAAATAGCATTTAAAGGTGTTGAATCTGAATATTTACCAGCAGATAGATAAGCACCACCACTTTGTTCAATGGCATTAACGTATATTGTGCCTAATCCAGCTTCAGGAGAAATGTCTATGGGAAATACATCAGCGTTTTCCACCAACTCAAAGGCTCTTTCTAATTTTTTAGGTAAAGCTCCGATCTCTCTTTCAACTGTTGCTGTATTTGTATATATACCCAATGGGAACAGTGCATCAACTCTACCATAATCAGCTATAAGACTTAATATGGTTGATTGAGTTGAGCCAGCTCTCTTAGCATAAGTTAAATCATTATCTTGGAATCCTGGAGAAACCAATGGAATTGAGAGCCTATCACTTAAAAATCTAACTCTCTTTGTGGGATTACCATTAACATCTAAACCAGAATCTAAGTATCTATCACTTAAGAAAGGATTCACCATGATATCTACGTTTGCAGAAGATGCATTTGCAACCTTTTCAATGGAGAATGTCTTAGATGGGCCTCCATTACTATCACCGATTTCACGATTATAGTCTATAGAACCAGTGTGAGATTCGGTTAAACCATAAGACATTTGAATCGAGTTACCGCTATTTAAATTCTGACGTAATTTAAAAATAGCTAATGCGAATGTGTCATTAAATGATTCGTCGGCCAAATCATAATTCGACAGATTTTCCATAACCTCAGAAACAGAAGAACCATCTCCAGTTTTTCCAGCCGATAATGCAAATGACATTCTACTGGTAGGTAATGAGATGTAATTTTTCGTGGCAACAACATTTTCATTGATACCATTGATGGATTGTATGCCGTCAAAATCTGTAGCTGGATTGTAATTGCTGTTATCTATGGCACCGACATAATATCCTTCAAATTTATTGTTAATTGAAGTTTGAGCTTTATTCAAAACAATCATTCCAGCATGACCTAGTGTATTAAATGAAAAATCTTGAGTGGATACGGTAGGATTATTTGTCCAATTTATATTACCCTGTTTAATTGACTCATATTCTTCTGGAGACAACTCAATGTGTGTTGGTTTACCAATGTAACATGTCTTTCCAAGATAGTCAAAGGTATAATTGGACGCTGGTAATGTATCCAACCCTCCTTGTAAACCAGGATTGGCCTCACCATTTAGTGAACTTTCAATAGATGTGCTGAATGATTGAGTGCCGATAGCAACAGCAAGTGTACCTGTATCATTACCGTCAACAGTTAAAACAGCATCATTTTCAGAATTCAATCTTGCTCTAACAGGACCAATTACATTTACAGTTGGTTTAGCAGAGTAACCCAATCCGTAATCTAGAATGTTAATACTATCGATTTTATATGTAGGAACAAGAGCGCCATCCACACCTACAGTTGGTGCTACACCAGTAGTTGCCCCTACGAATGTTATGGTTGGGGCTGTAATGTAACCCAAGCCAGCATTGATCAAATTAAGTGACGTTACACCAAAAGTACCAGTACCATCATTGCCTAAATTGGCAGTAAAAGATGCTGCACTTATTTTATCGCCCGTCACAACAACTGTAGGCGCAATAGAATAACCAGATCCACTATTTTGTGAAAGAATGGTTGTGCCACTTATGACAAAAGTACCAATTCCATCGTCAATCATAACGGCTCTAGCGGAAGCTACTCTCGTATTTGTTCCAATGATTTCTATCGTCGGCTCATTCAAATATCCACTTCCACCATCAACTATTAAAACGTTAGTGATTTGAACGGATGCACCAATATCTATGGTTGGTTGAGAAAATGAATCTCCACCAAATACAATATTGATAGATTCAATTCCAAAAGTCCCTTGACCTAAACCATCGTCAGCAGTAATGCCTCTCAATACAGTCCCTGTTTGACCAGGTGCATTTGAAACTATGGATGGCATTGTAACGTAACCAGAACCGCTGTTAGTAACAACAACTGAAGTCATTTCAAATGCCGACAGATATACATTATATGCATATCTGGAAGCTACTGGATATGCTAATGCACTGTATTTCCAACTAGAAAAACCCTCACCTTTATCAGCACCATATGGTAAACGGGTGACAGTTACTTTGGCTGGTGAAGAATTTATAGCGCCCTTCACAGAATGATAAAAATAACGTTCTGCTGAATTTGTAGGAGTACCGTAAATTTGTTCAAATTCTGAAATGGATGTTGGCTGTAGAACCTCATCAATAGGGCCTTGGGCTGCGAATCCAGCGATAAATACATTAGTTCCTACGACAGTATCTGCCCTCAATGTTAAGTCTATTTCATTAATTTCTACACCTGGTGATTGAATTGTTCTTGCCATATAAACTATTTATATTTTGTCAAGAGTGTTTTTTCGTATTTTTGTATTTTTTTATTATTATATCAACTCAGCTTTGAATTGATGATAAGAATATTGAAAAGATGACTCCATTTCCGTTGCATCTCTATCAGAATAACTCACACCGCCTAAAGAAACTGGAAAACAATGTATAAAATCAAATTTTATTACGTTTTTATTATACTCATCCTTACCATATATTGTTATGTTGGTTTGATAATCGGGCATAAATCCATCAGATTTTATCGGTGAATTGTATAAACCAGTCTTACCATCATTAAATGAATTTAACCATCGATATATGTTCCAATAGTTATTAAACATATTATCTATAGTGAAGTTGACAGTCATATTTTCAAAAGCTGGACGAGAATATGATGTGACTTTTGAAACCTGTCCGCCATAAGGTGTATTTATTGATGGAATAGCTAGAGTCGGTATAACTGCACCATATATGGAACATTGAACTGCATCTGGAATGACTCTATTATTGGATCTTTCAAGTACAGATTTTTGTGATTTTAAAATTTTCGGCAAATCAAAAACCATAATAAACTTATCTTTTCTCTGTTTATTAAAAGCCGATTGAAATATTGAAAGATTTGTTGCCATGTTATTATTTAGAATGAATTTTTATTAAAGATGTCCCAACCATCACGTTTTAATATTTCATAATCTGGCAAACTCGATAAAGGGTCCGAATTATCATTGAAAGTTGAAAAAACTGTGGGTAATGGCATAAATGCTTGGGCATCCCTTTCATTGACATATATATTGTTTGGTGAAATCATATCTCCAATACCATAATCAGCTGGTTTTATTTTTAATGGTCTTTGATTATCATCCACAGATATAATTTCATAATATCTTTTACATATATCATTAATTAAAATAGCAACTGTCCAAACTAATGCCATAACCCTATCATCTAATGTATTGGCTGTTCTACCGCTCCAAGTACCATTTGGGTGTCTGATGAAATCTTTCAATTCCATTAAAGTTTTAATATCCCTTAATTTTATACAACGCATTTCATTTAAAAAATAACGCATATTTGTTACACCTTCTATTTTTGAATTCTGGTGACTTATAATACCACTTTTACTTGTCAACTTAAAATCGTTTCCAATCGCTCCTTTAGTACCCCAAGTTACTATATTTTCATAACCATAGTTATTTTTCAATGAATCTACAACTTGAGCACCACAACCATTTCTTTCGATCAATACTGGTGGTCTTCCCCATTGTTGAAGAATATCGTGTAATTTTTGTGCAAAATTATATGGTGATATTTTTTTAGTGTAATATACGGCATCTTGTGTAATATTTGTTAAATCTGTTACATTCAATATTTGACACACTGTCGCATTTTGGTTCAATCCTTCACCAACATCGACTCCTACTGCATAAAAGTTATTATCTTTGGGTTCATCCCATACAATATATTGACCATCATCAAAAATAAATTCTGGATCTTTACAACTCGATTCTAACATGGTATATACGTCTTGATCAATTGGTATTTCACCAGATGCTAAAAATGCATTTTCATATTCTTGTAAAAAGGCATCCCTAGATTGAAGAGTCCTGACAGTTTCATTTTTCCATTTTTCATCACGGCCAGGCACATCCCACCAATCAACTCTTTCTGGATGCCACCCATTCCACTCACCATCTGTTTTATTCGCACCCTCCCATAAACTATGAAACAAATTACCGATTCCATTTGGTGTTGAAGCCGCTAGAATTTTTGATTTCTTTGCAGAAGAAATGATTGGATATACTGATCTCCAGAAATTTTCCAACAAACCAGCATCAAGGAACGCCAATTCATCTAATACTAAACAATTTACTGATTCACCACGACCAGCATCACTACTTGTGGTAGATATACCAACGCTTGAGCCATTGGAAAGAGTTATATTGGTTTGCCCATACTCCACAGCACCAGCTTTAATGAAATTTGGCATCATTTCAAATGCTGTTTTAATTCTCTTAAGAATCATCTTTGCAGTTTGTTCTTTGTTGGCTACAATTAGAATTCTTTGATCTTCCTCAAACAATGCAACCCATAGAGCATATATAGTCATTATGGTGGTTTTTCCAATTTGACGACTTGCTAGTAATATATTAAATCTATTTTCTGTTAATGCTTTTAAAATTCTTGTTTGAAATTTATGTAATTTAATTTTTTGTCTACCATCATCGACATTGATAATGTAAAAATAATTACTTGCAAAGTGTAGAATATTTTTCCTACACTTTGCAATCTCCTTTATCATTTGAGGAGTATAGTCATATTCAGTTTGAGCTGTTGGTAAGTTGCTGTTGCCCAAATAGAACTTTTCTTTTAATTTTTTTAATGGCATTTG